GTCGTGGGGCCATATTCAATCACGTACGTGGTTTTGCTGCCGCCAGGATTGATTTTGGCCGAGAGGGCCGCTTCGGTCGATTTAATCGAAGAAGCGGCTTGTTCTTCAACGCTTGGCGCTTTAGGGGAAGCAAAAATCCAGCCAGTGTTCCCGCCTTTGTCTTCCGAATTACCCCCCGCATACCAAGTCGCCCCGCCCGTGGCCGGTACGTTTTTGAGGATCAGCCAGTTCGATTCGACAGTGCCAGAGGCCTTTGAGACCGTCGCGCTTCCAGCCGAAGCTTCGACCGTCAGACGATTGCCTTCGGTCCCGTAGACGTTCCAGTTAGTGACAGCCAAGGTTTTACTGCCGGTAAGAACCAGCGTGGCGGCAACCGTAGTGTGAACATTGAGGGTCGTAATCGTGCCACCTGAATGGGTAATCGTTAGCATTCCTGAACTGGCGGGCGCGGTAGCTGTAAAGGCAGACAATTTATATGTGCCAATATTGATAGTACGAGAACTAGCGCTGGCTGGATACGTAACCGTAGCAGTGGTCCCTTCGACCGTTGCAGAAGAAATGTTGAAGGGTGTCGAGGAAGCGGCCGTACATTCCCAGGCCACCCCGGCATGTTTGAGAGTCGTACCAGCTTTAGCGAGGAAGTTTGTTACTTTGGCCGCGGCGCCTGGTTCTGCATTTAGCGTTCCGCCCGCGAGTTCAACTTCCCCAGCAGAGAGAGCATCTTTAAGTTCCTTCGTACCAGCATTTTCGAGAAACAGCTTCGGCAACGTCTTACCGGCGCAGGTAATCGTCGCCGTTCCTGATTCATTGCGAATCCGCAGATTGCGCGTCAGTGCCGGTTCGAAGGTCATCCCGGCTACTAGTTTGAAACTCCCGTAGACATTCCAAATAACGGCTTTGTTCCAATTTAGGATTTTGGTGTAGTTGGTGAAGTCGGCGCTCTTGCAGTTGGCTTCGGCTTCGATTTTTACTTCGCCCGAGAGAGCAGTTGCAACTACATCGTCTTCTTTAGTCGGAACTTCCGCCTCAACCCAGGTCGTAGCGCTTCCCCACGGACCACCAAGAGGACTAATAGTACGGGTGGCCATCCCGAGTACTTAGTCCAGACTGAAAACGAGTTTATTCGTTTCGATGAAATACTGATCTGAAGTTTCGATTTTCTTCGCCGTTTCTAGCGGTCCCCACCAATGGAAGTTGGCGGCGCCTGATTCAGCGTCGAGGACTGCGAAGTGCGTAAGTTCGCCCCAGTTGGCGCCAGCTACGGGGAAGACCAGATCGACTTTGTTTTTCTTCGCGCCTTCGGCCGCGGCCGACAACTTTTCAGCGAGCGCGAGGCGTTTGTACAGTGTGCCACCGGCAGTCGTGACCTCAGTGCCGCCACCGGCATCGCTCGGCGCAGCCGTGTACAGCGCCAGGTAGACCGCTTTGAACCCTCCGAGAAGGTAGTCGAGAGCTAGGCTCTCTCCGTAGTCAGCAATATTCCCGGCCATCGCTGTAGTCTAGCAGTTCGCCTTAACGAAGACCGGCCGCACGAAGGCGGCCGGTGGGTAGGGGGTGGACAGGGGAAGGATTAGGCGTCGCCGAATTCAGCTTTGTGAGCCTCGCGCCGCTCAGTCGGCGATTCGCCGGTGACGAGGGGCGAAGTGTCTTCGGTGCGGTCGGCCAGGCCAGTCCCGCGCTGGACAGCGTCGGGGTTCTCGTCGGTGCCAACCGTGACCGTGGCCACTTTGGCTTCTTTCGAGCCTTCTTCCAGACCGCTGGTGTCAGTCGTGACGGTCGGCACGTTGGCGCCCGCGTACTGTCCGGCGAAGGCCAGGAGGTACGGTTTGGTGCCAGTGGCGTCTCCAGGGCCACCGGAGACAGTGATGTCGCCGATGTCCACCGAGCCGATAGCTTCGAGAGCAGCTTTCAGTTCGGCCGCGGAGGCGTTGAATTTCACGTTCGCAGTCGTGTCACCTTCGACAGCGACTTTGAAGTTGCCTTTCGTCGCTTTGACGGTGATTGACGCGACGCCGTTGGTGCCGTCGATGTCAGTGATGACCTCGTCTAGGATGGTTGTCGGTGTATCGCTCATAGTTCTCCTTAGTTGCCCACCAGGCCGTCGCCCTGGACCACCGCGAAGGCGTTGGGGTAGCGTCCGGCAGTGAATCCTACGCGCTCCTCCGAGCGGAACACGGTCTGGTTGCTGGTGAAGAAGACGTGGGAGCTAGTGTCGGTCACGATCCCTTCGCGGTCGAGCACGAGGCCCTGCGAGAAGTCACCGACGATGACGGCGCTCTCGTTTTCCGCGTCACCCAGGTTGGTGGGGACGTTTGGCGAGCAGTAGACCGGCAGACCGAACAGTTCGCCGCGGGGCAGCGGGCCGCCGTTGTAGCCGGGGATGGGTTCGTTGGGCTTGCGAACCGTACCGTTCGCACCGGCGCCCAGGAAGTATGCGTCGTCTTTGTTGCGGCCGCGAGCGAGGTAGCCCCAAGTCCGCGGGTGCATGACGATGGCATCGGGGAACCCGAGGAACTGAGTCTGTACCTCCGTGATCGCTTCACTGATCTTGTCAATCAGCGAAAGCTGATCCGGCGAAGCGTCAGCGTAAGGGATGCTGATGACGCCTGGAGTGTTGATGATCCCGAGCGGCTGCCCGACACCAGAGCCAGCGATGAACGCCTGCTCCTCCAGCGCGACGAAGCGCTTAGCCATGTCTTTCGTGATTAGCTGGTCAACGCTCCACTTCGCGTCTTTCAGAAGCTGATTGGAGACGGTGGCCAGACCGGCGGCAGTGAAGATGTGCGTCTCGAACTCCGAGAAGCTAAGCTGAGACTGAATCTTCTCTGCGAACTCTGCGGTCCACGCGACCGCCAGGCCGGAGTCCTGAGCGACGAAGCGGAGCGTGTCGCTAGTAACCGGCTGAGAAGTGAAAAGCTGGCGCAGGACGCTCACACTGTCGCGGAGCGGGATCAGTTCGTTGCTGACCTCCGGTGGGACCAGGAAGCCTCCGTCGGAGTCAGTTCCCTCCCCCATCGCCTTGCCTTCGAAGAAGTCGTCAATCCGCTTGGCGGCCGTAACGTCACCGCTACGTGCGCGCCGCACGTCGTTGAAGTAGGAGTGGTCACCCTCGGCGCCGTAAATCTCCGAGCCGCCGTCGGGCTGCGTGTGGAAGAAGCTGGTGGGCAGCGCCTTACCGGCGACTTTGCCAACGGCCTCGCCGAGCGTATCCATACGCTCGATCATGGCCTTGCGCTCCAGAGCGGCTTCCTCGGCCTGGCGTGCATCGCTCAGGCGGGTAAGCTCCGGCTCTAGCTCGCCGAACTTCTCCAGCATGTCGGTGACGGCCTTACCGTCAAGCTCGTCCGCACCCTCAGTGACCTTCACTTTCAGGGCGTCCATGTCAGTGCGAAGCGACTCGAACTGAGTGGAAAGCTCAGACAGAGCGTCGGCGTCAAGGCCCTTACCCTCTAGCTTGTCGGAAATCTCTTTCGCGCGATCAATGAGGGCGCCAATCTGCTCGGTGAAGTCCATGCGCCGCATAGTAGCACATGTGTAAAGCGGCCCTGATAGGCCGCCGGGAAATGGCTTACTTAAGCCAGTCTTCGGGGATACACTCGGAGCAGCCAAGCTCCTTGGCGACACGAATAAGGTAAGCACGTACCTCAGATTTACTCTCCGTACTCGAACCTGAGCGACTGATCGCATTCTCCAGGTCGGTACGGTTGTCGATGGGGTACTTATCGGTGCCAGGGAAGTGATATTTGGCAGTGCGCCGCTTCTCGGCGCTCACTGCCTTGCCCGCAAGTCCCTCCAGCGTACTGAACAGGCCATCGAGCGCAGTAATCGCATCCTCCAGTTCAGTGTCTGTCCCAAACGCCTTGCCCGCGAGGGCGAACAGGCTGCCGGGTTCCATCGGAACCGGCGTCACCGAAATCTCGGCCACGTCTGCTTCGTGAATCCGCGGTCCCTGCGGCGTCATCATGCGTTTGAAGATGCCACCGACGCTGAAGCCCTTGATGGTGCCGGACTTGACCTTGTTCCACACGTCGGCCAGTTGGGTGCCCGGCTCTGGATTGTCCAGTACCGCTTTCACGAACAGCCCCTTGCCGTCCAGGCGCGCCTCCTCTACTACTCCGAGGGCCTGGTCAGTGTGGTGGTGGTAGCACAGGATCGGGTTGGTCTGGAAGTATTTGGCCAGGCCGCGCTCGAAGACCTGTGGCATGAACGCCTCGCCCTCGCGGTCGCGGTCAAACCCGGCAGCGTAGCCTTCAACGCGAAGGCGGCCGTCCGACTCTGCCTCTACGACGGCCTTGCCGTCGAGAGCGAAGTCGAAGGTGAAGGAGGCAGTGTCTTTCATGGCTCGCGTACTTCACGGACGAGTTGGACGAGTTTGCTCTTGTCGAGGCCCAGCGGCGTTTTGCCGGTCGAGTCGAGGGTCGCGCGGGAGAAGTAGATGACAGTCGTCTGGAGGTACTTCGCGAGGAAGGCGTCAGTGATGGTGACCTCCTTGCCCCAACTCACGCCAACGAGCTTGCCGTCCTTGGCGCCAACCGCCGCCACGGCGTGGCCGCCGACGATTTTGCTGCCCGGCTCGACATCCCAGACGGGTTCCTCCGCGTCGAAGGCATCCTCGGCCGACTGCGGCAGCGCGAAGCAGAGCGTCGCGGCCTCCAGGGCGTAGGTCAGGGAGAGAACCTTCTCGGGATCGCTCTCGAAGGCGTAGGCGCCGATCCAGTGCGAGCGGCCGGTGACATCCTCGATACCGTTGTCCCGGCGGTACTTGGCGCCCGCGCGGGGTTCGGTGCCGCGGTCAAGCGCCTCTGGGTTGGCTTCAAGCGCCTGGTATCCGTACGTCCCCAAGTAGGTCGCGTAGGCATTCAGGACCGTCTTTTCGCTGAACTGCGGATGCGCGCCGACCGCGGCGCGTTGCGCGATCTGCTCGTGGGCGGCGCTCGCCCAATAGCAGTCTCCAAAGCGGTCGTTTCCTAGCATCC